CTCATGGCTGCTGTGGGTCTGATCGTGTGGGTATGAGTGTGGGTCAGATCATCACTGAGGAGGAGAAGCTCAATTCTCTCTACACTCAGCTTACAGAGGGTATCAAGTCTGTTCCCGATGAGTACATAAAGACTATTATCCACTGCAAGCTTGTGAAGGGCTGGAGCTGGACACGCATAGCGCAGGAGATAGGCGGCAATAATACGGGGAACACTATTCGTATGCAGTGCGTGAGGTTTCTGTGGTAAACTTGTGCGATTTGTGCGTTTTGCAGGTGGTATAATGGTATCGTAGAAATTCGGGCGGTGAGATGTGCAGTCTTGTGACATCAGCAATCTCATGATATGCACCCACCGCCGACGATTGTATCAGGCAGAGTGGAGCAGCAGAAGCTCGCAAGGCTCATAACCTTGAGGTCGGGGGTGCAAATCCTTCCTCTGCAATATCACGAGTAAGTCATAATCATCCTTTCGCGCAGGAGCCGTCCGACATGGGCGGCTTTTGTGCTGCCGAGGGGGATAAGACATGAAAGAATTTGCAAAGCGGTTCTATAATTCAAAAAAATGGAAATGCTGCCGAATTTCGTATATAGCCGGAAGAACTATGATTGACGGAGGCTTGTGCGAGGTCTGCCATGAACGTACAGGATTTATCGTACATCACAAGATAAATCTTGACAGCAGTAATATTAGTCAGCCTGAGATCGCATTGAACCACGACAACCTGATGTATGTGTGCAAGGATTGTCATGATCAGTTTGAGGGGCACTTCAATGACGGCAGACCGATGTCAAATCATCGTCTGCGGGTCACATTTGACGAGGACGGGAATCCCTCCCCCCTATGAGTGAGAATGTGTCCCGGGGGTAAGACCGAAAAGGGAGAGATATATATACCTCTCTTTGAAAGCGCTAAGGGGGTGTAGGACAGAATAGGAGGAAGGTGAAGAAACATGAGCGGATTTGCAAAGACAAAGAAGACGGTAGGCGCTATGCCTGACGGAGCGCAAAAGGAGCTGCTGACAAACCTGATACGTAAAGCGGAATTTATACACGGGGAGCTGCTGAAGCTCCAGGACATAATTCTTAAAAAGGGCTGGGTCGAGGAATATCAGAACGGTCAGAACCAGCACGGCGTCAAGAAGTCATCTGAGGGCGACACATACAATCAGCTCATCAAGAATTACACCACGCTCATGCGTCAGATAATGGAAAAGCTGCCGACAAAGACGAACGAGCCGGATGAGTTTGAAAGATACATGAAGGAGCAGGGATAATGACGGAGTTTGAAGAGTATTTCACTCAGGTCTATGACGGCAGGATAGTTGCCTGCGAGAAAATGAAGCAGGTATCGGAAATGCTGCTGTCACAGCTTGTAATGCCCGGGAAATACCATTTTGACGAGCGCCGCGCAAATGCACCTATCGTTTTCATAGAGACCTTTTGCAAACAGCCCACAGGAAAGATCGGAGTACCTCTCAGGCTGGAGCTTTTCCAGAAGGCACGACTGCAGGCACTGTTCGGGTTTGTAAACGACGAAGACATCAGGCAGTACAACGAGTGCCTGATCGTTGAGGGACGAAAAAACGGCAAAACTACAGAGATAGCGGCACTTGAGAACTTCATGCTCCTTGCTGACAGAGAGGGCGCACCGCAGGTGTATAACCTTGCAACGGCAAGAGATCAGGCTATGCTTGGGTTCAATGCCTGTATGCGCATGATAAAGCAAAGCCCGATGCTCTCGAAGCGCATACGCAAGCGCAAGAGCGACCTTTACTGCGAGAGCAACATGGGCTATATCATGACCCTTTCAAGCGATACAAAGCATCTTGACGGTCTTGACGTGCACTGTGCTGTGGTGGATGAGCTTGCGGCTATTACCAACCGTGACACCTACGATCTGGCGATACAGGGCATGAGCGCAAGGTCTCAGCCGCTGTTATTTACGATCACGACCAACGGCTTTGTGCGTGAGGGTATTTTTGACAAGCAGTATGCTTATGCCGCAAAGATACTCAGGGGCGAGGCGGTCAATGAGCATTTCCTGCCGTTTATCTACGAGCTGGACAAGCCCGAGGAGTGGACGGATGAAGCCTGCTGGATAAAGGCAAACCCCGGACTCGGCACGATTAAGAAAACTGATATGCTGCGACAGTTCGTGCAGAAGGCTCAGGACGATGAGAGCTTCAAGCCGACGGTATTTGTCAAGGACTTCAACATCCCGCAAACGTCCGTTTCTTCGTGGCTGAAATGGGAAGATATTGTCAATACCGAAACCTGGTCAACAGAGGATTTTGACTACTGCATAGGGGGCTTCGATGCTGCCGACAGCGTTGACCTCAACAGTGCAAAGGCTGTCTGTATGCGTCCCGGCGACCCCAAAATATACGTTAAGTCAATGTATTGGATACCTCAGAGGGTCATTGACGAGCAGGAAAAGAACGGCAAGCGTGAGGGACGTGACAAGGTTCCTTACGATGAATGGATATCAAGAGGTTTTATGAGAGCCGTACCCGGAAACAGAGTCGATAAGCGGGTGTTCCTGGAATGGTTCCTGGAGCTGAGAGATCAGGACGATCTTTATCCGCTGTGGATAGGCTACGACCCCTGGCACGTTGATGACAGCCTGCTTCGGGAGTTCAAGGCGAGCTTCGGAGAGAAAAGCATGATACCCGTCAGACAGGGAAGCTTCACTCTCAGTCAGCCCATGAAGGATATGAAGGCTGATTTCCAGGCTCACAATATCATCTACAACGATGATCCGATTGACAAATGGTGTCTGTACAACACACAGATAAAGCAGGACGTCAACGGCAACATACAGCCCGTCAAGGGCACCGACAAGACGCAAAGAATAGACGGCAGTATAAGTCTGCTGTGCGCCTACGTAGTTCTGCAAAACAATAAGGATAATTACATCGGAATGAATCAAGGAGCGGATGAACCTGATGAGGAATAAGGACATAAAAAAAGCGCTTGACGGTTATTTTGCAGTGCTGTCGAGCTATCAGCCTGCTTACAGCACCTATGCGGGCGGTATATACGAAATGGAGCTGACAAGAGCGGCTATTCACTGTTTCGCAACACACTGCTCAAAGCTCAAGCCTGAGGTCATCGGCAATGCGGCTCCTGCTCTCGGGCGAGTGCTTCAGTATCAGCCTAACCCGATCATGGACACGAAGAAATATCTTTACCGCCTTGCGACAGCCTATATGACCGACAACAATGCGCTCATTGCTCCGCTGACGGAGTTTGACGAGATCAAGGGCTTCTATCCGCTGGCTGTGGGCAAGGCTCAGCTTATAGATTACGGCGGTCAGACTTACGTCCGCTATGATATGGGCGGGGGCGAGTATTTTGCCGTCGAGCTTGCGCGGTGCGGTATCCTCAATCAGTTTCAGTATACGTCTGAGCTGTGGGGCGAGAATAATCTTTGTCTGAGACCTACTCTTGAGCTTATCGACGCTCAGAACAGCGGCATTATCAACGGCATCAAGAACAGTGCCGTCATACGTTTCATCGCAAAGCTTGCAAACAGTCTGAAGCCGAAGGACGTCAAGGAGGAGCAGGAACGCCTGAAGGAGATCAATCTCGGCATAAGCAACACAGCAGGCGTGTTCGTGATCGACCAGAAATACGAGGACGTCAAGCAGATAGACAGCAAGCCGTATATCATCAATCCGTCACAGATGGAGTACATCAAGCAAAACGTGTTCACCTACTTCGGCACGAACGAGCATATCTTACAAAACAAATTCACTCCGGACGAATGGAACGCCTACTACGAGGGCAAGATCGAGCCCTTTGCGCTGGAGCTGGGTCTTGTACATACCAACATGACTTTTACCGAGCGTGAAAAGGCTTTCGGCAATCAGATATTCTTCAGTTCCAACCGCTTGCAGTATGCGAGCATTTCGGACAAGATCAACTATGTCGTTCAGATGGGCGACCGAGGCCGCACCAGCATCAACGAGGACAGAGAGGTCTTCAACCTGCCGCCGATCGAGGACGGCGATCGTCATTTCATACGCGGCGAGTACAGACCTGTCGATAGCTATGGGGAGCAGGTGGAGCCGGTGGAGACGCCGGATGACAGATCAGACCATTTTCCTGAGGTCACGAAAATGGTTGACAAGGCGGTGCAGGGTGGTATAATTGAAGCAAGGGAACCCGTTTTCGGAGACGGTCATAAGATCGTTGACAACATGCCGGAGGGCGGGGATAACGGCAGTTCGGGCGGTGGCAAAGATTCCGGTAGCAATAATGAGCCGAAAGGAAATGTTGATACCGGCAAGGTTGAATAAACTTTTTTTCAAAAACCTCTTGGCTCTTCAATTGGGGAATTCAGAATTTTTAACTTGCTTTAACCAATCGTTTTCCCCATTCAGTCAAGGAAAACTCGCATAAACAGCGGACTTTTTAATTTGCTCTTAACTTTTTCTTAACCAATCCTTAACCAAACAGAATAAACCCGACCGTCTTAATCTCGCACAGTGCGAGGTCAGGGCGGTTTTTTCATGCCGGAAAGGAGCTGAGAAAAATGACTGATAAAGATTTTATAAAGCTCTGTAAAGAAGAAGTGAAAAAATACA